GGCTGCGCCCGAAACCCGTGCTGCTGCCCCCGTGGCTCCCGCTGCGCCGGCCGTCAACGCCGACGAGGTGCGTGCTGAGGAGCGCCGCCGCGTCGCGAGCATCCTCGATGCCGCCCGCAAGCTGAAGGTCGGCGACGAGCTGGCCCAACGCCTGATTGCTGATGGCGTGGCCCTCGACGAGGCCCGCATGCAGCTGATCGACGCCAAGGCCACCGACGAGCAGCGCACCCCCGCTCAGTCCCGCATCGAGGTCACCCAGGACCACGGGCAGAAGCGGTTCGAGGCGAAGCTGGAGCACCTGAAGTTCCGCGCCAACCTCGGCGACATGACCGACGGTTCCCGCGAGTACCGGGGCAGCACCCTGCTCGACATGGCCCGCGAGTCCCTGGAGCTGGCCGGCGTCAGCCACCGCGGGATGGACAAGAGCGAGATCGCCGTTCGTGCCTTCCATAGCACCAGCGACTTCCCGCTGCTGATGGCCTCCATTCAGCGCGTGAGCCTGAAGGCGGCCTACGGCGAGGAGGTGCAGACCTGGCGTCTCCTGGCGGAGCAGCGCAACCTGCCTGACTTCCGCGACATGAAGGAGATCGAGGTCGGCGGTCAGATCCTGCCTGAAGAGATCAAGGAAGGCGGCGAGTACAAGGCCGGCACCATCCAGGAGCAACAGGGTTCCTGGAACCTAAGCGAGTACGGCAAGAAGCTGGTGATCGGCCGCCGCCTGATCATCAACGACAACCTGGGTTACATCACCCGTGCCGTGCAGGTGCTCGCCCGTGGCGTCGCCACCTTCGAGGCGAACCAGATGTGGGGTCTCATCACTGGCAACGCCAAGTGCATGAGCGACGGTGTGGCGCTGTTCCACGCCAACCACAGCAACACCGGCACCGGTGTGATCGGTGAGACCGCGATCTCTGCCGCCCGGCAGGCGATGCGGAACCAGAAGGACTTCACCGGCAAGAACCCGCTCTACGTGACGCCGCAGTACATTCTGCTGCCCACCGCTCTGGAGACGACGTTCGACAAGTTCAACGCCACCATCACCCCATCGCAGACCACCAACGTCAACATCTTCTCGGGCTACCTGCAGAAGATCGTTGAGCCCCGCCTGGATGCCTCCAGCACCGCGCAGTACTACATCACCGGCAACTACCCCGGTGTGTCGAAGCTGATCTACGGCTACCTCGAGGGCGAGGCCGGCCCGACCATCGAGTCGGAGATCAAGCGCGATCCTGATGGCATCGTGACCTACCTGCGCCACGACTTCGGTTGCGCCGTGGGTCAGCACCAGGGCTTCTACCGCTCGACCGGCGCTTGAGCCGGATCCCCTTCCATCCCTTCTGAGGACTGATCCATGAAGAACTACGTGCAAGAGGGCTGCTACGTGGAGGTGACCCTCCCGTATGCACGCCTGTCTGGCGAGGGCGTGCTGGTCGGCACTGCTCTGTTCGGTGTGTGCGTGGTGGATGGCGCTTCCGGCGCTTCCATCAACATCCACACCGAGGGCGTGTACGACCTGACCGCCGCGACCGGTGCCAGCACCGACGCGGTGGTGGGCGCGAAAGCCTACTGGGACAACACCAACAAGCGCATCACCCCGGTGAGCACCAGCAACACCTACGTTGGTGTGTTCATGGCGGCGAAGGCCACTGCAGACGCTGTGGCGCGCGTGCGCCTCAACGAGTTCGTGGTCTGATGCTGCCCGACCTGGCCAACCGTGCTCTCGCGGCGGTGATCCGGGTGATGGGGGAACCCATCACCTATCGCCGGGGCCAGGCATCGTATCCAGGCAAGGGGGTCTACCAGGCCTCGCATGTGAGCCTGGATCCGGAGACGGGAGTGCAGGTGCGATCCACGCAACCTGTGCTCCTCGTCAACCGGCTGGGGCTGGCGGTGGAGCCGCGCCAGGGCGATCAGGTGGAGGTGCGCAATGGGCTGTTCCGGGTGCGCGATGCGCAGCCTGATGGCCACACCGGCTGGCTGCTGATGCTGCATCAGTTGCCGGTCACGATGGAAGTCTTTGAGCCTGGAGTCTTCGAGGCAGGAGTGTTCGCCTGATGCCACTGGCACTGATCCGCAGGCTGATCAAGGGGACGCCGCTGACGGCGGCGGAGCACGACGGCAACCTCGATGTGCTGGAGACAGCGATCGGGGGGAAGGAGGCTGCGGGGGCGGCGACGGCGGCGGTGGCAGCGCATGTGGCGGCTGCAGATCCGCACCCGAGCTACCTGACGACCGCCGAGGGGAACGCGGCCTATGCCACCGCAGCGCAGGGGGCCCTGGCCGCGACGGCTGTGCAGCCAGCGGGGCTGACCAACTACGTCCAGACCAGCGACAGCAGGCTGAGCGACTCGAGGGAGTGGAGCGCCAGCACCGTCACCCAAGCGGAGGCGGAGGCCGGCACCAGCACCAGCCGCCGCGCCTTCACCCCGCTGCGGGTGTTCCAGGCTGCTGCGGCCTGGTGGGCGGCAACGGCAACGGCCACAGGCCAGGCCCTGGCCACCGCCGCCTCTGCTGCTGCCGCGCGAACCACGCTGGGCCTGGGCACCGCGTCGACGCACGACGTTGCCGCCACGGGCGACGCAGCCAGCGGCCAGGTGGTGAAGGGCAGCGACACCAGGCTGAGCGATGCGCGCACGCCTACGGCCCACACCGCCAGCACCATCAGCGACTCGACGGCAACCGGCCGCGCCGTCCTGACCGCTGCCGACGCAGCCGCAGCCCGTTCAGCCATCGCCGCTGGCACCAGCAGCGTGGCTGTCAGCAGCAGCGCCCCCGCGGCGCTGGGAACCACCGCAGCGGCCGGCAGCAGCGCCGATGCGGCCAGGGCTGATCACATCCACGCGCGCAGCACCTACGCGGAGCTGGGCGCGATTGGCGACGGGCTGATCCTGGTGGTCAGCAACCGGGGCGAGACGGCGACGGCCAGCACGAACTACGCCGAGGTGCCGGTGCCGGTGCCATCGGGGAGCTTCACCCTCGTCGGCGTTCGCTTCGGCTGCCACATCGACACCACCGGCAGCAGCAGCAGCACCTTCAACGCCTACCGCCGCACGGCGGCCGGCGTGAAGACCAGCGTGCTGACCGGCAACGCCACGCTGGCATCTGCGGCCAGCCTGGTGGATGTCAGCGGCACGATCACCGGCGGCACGTTCAGCGCTGGCGATCGGGTCGGCGTTGACCTTGTGGGCGTCGGCACCGGCGCTCAAGGCCTGTTCGCCCAGTTCCTCTTCACCCGCTCTGCGACCTGACCATGACCGCTCCCAACATCACCACCAACGCCGAGACCGGCGTGCGCTACTACGCCGACCCCGGCCCGCTGGAGGGGCAGAGCGTCGACCTGTTCGTGCCCCTGCGCGGCGAGACGGCCACCAACCCGGGCGGCACCCGCTGGCCCAACCTGTTCGGCCTGCCTTACGACGGCATTGACCTGCGCTTCTACCTGCGCGGTGAGCCGAAGGTCCGCGAGTACGACCCGGCGATCTTCTACGAAGTCGCGAGCTGGGGCCCCGTCGAGTACGCCAACCCCAAGGCAGGCGGCCCGGCCGGATCCTGGGAGGAGACGCTGGAAGTGCTTAAGCGCCCCGTGGAAGAGCTGCTGAACCAGGTGGAGTCCGCCCGGCTGCAGGCCAACGCCAGGCTCTATCCGTCGAACGAGGATCCGATGCTGGGCGTGCTGCTGGCCGAGGCGATCCGCCGCGATGCCGAGGGCACGGCGACCACTTTCATGCAGGAGCTGCTGACCCGCCATCAGTCCCTGGTGGCTGCGGGCTTCGCCAACATGGAGCGGGCCGCTGAGCTGCGCCAGCAGATCCAGGCCGGTGATGCGTTCGACTTGTCCGCCGGGTGGGTCAATGGGCTCTCGTCGTGAGTGGAGACGCGGGCCCTATGCAGGAGGCAATCGCATGTTGATCGTTCAGCGGCGAAGGGTGGCGGCGGCAAGCCTGCTGCTTGACACTTACACAGGCGCTGCCGCCGCCTACAGCTTGCGGCAGCTTCGCACTGGCGTTACCAACGTGGTGCGCGTTCGGCGCAGCAGCGACAACACGGAGAGCGATTTCACTGCCGCCCAGGTGACCGATGGAACGCTTGC